TCAAAATGTTCAAAGGTGTAATACCTTTGAATATTTACTTGAAGGTAAATAAATATAACACTTGGTTTATATCAGCCAAGATTTCATCTCGCACATTCAATAAATCACTATCTTTTTCAGTATCTAATACCTTATTCATATCCGTTAAATAGTCACGATATTTATATAAGTGGGTTTTCATCTCTTCCAATGTCTTTGGATGAGACAATTTGATTTTTTTGTCTAATTTTTCAAGGCGTCCATCATCTTTACCCAAAAATACTTCCATAAATTTATCAATATGCTTATTCAGTTTCAAATATAGTTCATCCGTTGCTACATGCTGTGCGTAAGAATGTGTTTTCCAATGATACAACTTTACAGTATTCAACATACCTAAAAACATTGTGGTTATTGAAGACGCAAACTGTTTCTTTGAAACTGTCCTTTTACGAGTAGTTCTGGCTCCACCGTGCTTCTTAGTTATTTTTGTTTTATTTTTATTTTTATTTTTTAAATATCCACCGAATACGGTTTCTTGCATCACTTTTATAACTTATATAAAGATATTTATTTATACATACTATGCACTTAAGTGCTGCATTACTATTAATTACTGCTGTGAATGGCTTTTTGTATCCAAAAACACTTACAAAAACCTTATTTCAAAAAATCAACATTGTAAGTGAGAATTTTTCTTTCTATCCTAAAATAGATAATGGTAATATTACCGAACAACAGAAATATGACCTACAATGGTTTGTTATTGATAAGATGGACAATATAAAAACAAATGTTCCTTATAAAGCAACAATAAAAGGTAAAGAGTATGTCTACTGGAAAAAATCAACCGGATTCCTTAACGCTGTTTCTAGTAAATGTCCTATTGATAATAGTGACTTATATAGTGGTTCTATTTTACCTACAGAGAATGGAATTGAATGTATAAATGGTCATGATACTGAATTAGACAAAGTTGATTCATTTGATATTGCGAATAAGAACGGGTGGGTATATATAAACACATATGGATATAATGATAAAAAACACGGAATTGTCCGTGAATTTTATATTGAAGAAGATGTTGACCCTAGTATCAAAACGTTAAATTTTTTTGAAACAGAGTCATTTTTATCAGAGGACGTATTAGTTAAAAACATAGTTGATATTGGTCACTTTACCCTTCATTACTTGTTTGGAAATGTATATAGTGAAAAATATGCTTATCAAGAAGCTGTGAGTAACGTTGGACAGTTTCATACGAGAACGCGTCGTGTATATCAATGCGATAAAAGCACACTATCTAATAAAATATTGAATATTGATAACATCATTATACAAAATGATTTGTACTTACGATATACTACATCTACAAAACTCATAATGGGAGATAAATTTGTAACATTAACGTGTAGTTGCTTACCTATAAAGAAGAATAAAACAAAAATATTTATGAAAGTATATCATAATTTATACGATAAAGTTGAAAACGGTTTTATGGATAAACTATTACGGGTCATGAATGTATTACTTGATATTTGGACTATGTCAAATTCAAAAACGACCGATTTTTGGGATACATTATCCTTCAAATATAAATAGGTTCAATCTATTTGTAAAATTGATATATAAGTTAATACGTATATATCAAATATAATAACCTAATTATGAGTAAGCAGAATACTATCGTCCAATACACAAACACTATATCCTCTTACAATGATAATGAGAATGATAGTGATAGTGAACAAGAATATGAAATAATAGAAGAAACCGCTTTATCTCGCTATTTGTATGATAGATATGAAATAAAACAATCATTATTAATCAGTATCTTGAAGCGAGATAAAGAACAAGCCTTATTTTGGGTATATGAATTATATTATTCAGGTTGGGAAGACAATGCTTTCAGATACCTAATTTTGATATCTAATAAGCTGTTCCATGAACATGATTGGTTACCAGATTATATGGAACTACAATACGATTTATGGAAGGAAACCCAATATGGCGAGATTATAGGGAATGGAGTTTGTTTATTATGTTCATTAGATTATTCATTAGTTGAATTTGCAAAAAGCTATTTCAGTGTAGAAATAAAGAAAATGGCTCGTTACAAGCCTGTATATAATAAATTAGATGTTGAATTTATGAAAGAAGATACTCTTGAAAAATACAAAACGGTTGTATGCGAAGATTGTCCTCGCAAGACGCTACCTTCTATCAAAGGATATTCTTCTCATCACGAATATGAAGAATTATTTGGACACGGAAACAAGAGTGAGAAAGCTGTGTATGATTCATGGATTATACACGCATCAAAAAGTCCTTTGTGGAAAAAGCGTATTGAAGATTGTAATGGGGTAGTTGATTTGGAAAAAAATACAGTATTCTTCGAAAATAAAAATGACGAGGATATATTTTATAACAAGTGGGACTTTGAAATAGATGAACAAAGCGTTGTTATTCAAGAACAACGTTATGTTAGTGCAGAAAAAGAAATAAAGCAAGTATTCTTAAAAGATTTCTTAAAATTATTTGGTTATACTCTGGGTGGTTCTAAAAAGAAAAAACTTACTTGTAAAGTGTCGAAAGAATCCAATTTGTAATAAAAGTTGTAAACGTAAACAATGTTCCTCCCCAGATACTATCAATAACTGCCAATGTCATATCCCAATCTTTGAATAATGCCATGTTTGTCATATCGTAAACACCATATGAGAGTGTTCCTAATAAGAATGCATCAAATAGTGTTCCCGAACGTAGCAATACAAAATAGTTGAGCAAAATGATAATACATAAATAGCTAAAGAATGCCCCCATCATATTCAATTGAAATGGGGCATTTTGTATCTTTACTGTCTGGTCAATAAACGGTTTTCCAAAAGTGCTTAAATAGCTTACGTCAATTGCTAATAGAACTACTGAAGAAGTTATAATTGTCAGTAAGGAATTCATAGATTATTATAATATAAACAAACATTTTTTTACTTACAGCGGATATTTTGACTACCCCCCTAAATCCATTAATCTTGTATTAGAAAAAACAACTCGGGGAGGATTAGGGGGGTAAATTGACCTCCCCTCCATATTTTTGATTTTTACAAAAAAAGGGGAGGTTTTTTTCGTTTTTTTAAGAGATTTTTAAGAACACCTTATTTTCTATACCCCCCAAAATAATCAAATTTCATATATTTTCTTCAATATTTGATATTTTATACCCATAAATTTATGCGGTTTTTGAGACATAAAATACGGAATTTGGTGATTTCATAGGGTCGTTTTTGAAAGTTTTTTTATTAAGAAAAAATCACGTATTTTACCACCCTAAATCGGCATTTCTTGTAACTTTTTCACCAAGAATTGTAATAATTGGGGGGTTAGTTCGCAAAAATTACTATGCTATTTCTATATATTTTGTATATTGTTGTCCAAGAATAAGAAAAATAGGGGGGTAAAATGTATTTTTAATTTTAAGAAATTAAGGTTAAAAATAAAATAAAATGTTAAATACACCTGTTATATGGTGTGTATATGTATTTTTAAGAGTTTTTAAGAAATTTCAGAATTCATTATTTTACCCCCCTAATATGCCAAATCTTGTATTCTAATTATGGATTTATCGAAGATAACTCAACGATTTTTTAACGAAAAAATGAAAAAAAATATTACCCCCTTAAATTACCATTTCTTGTAAAAAAAATATACAATTACAGAAAAAAGGTTGACGATTTTGCGATATTTTACCCCCTTAAATTAACGAATCTTGTATGAGAAAAAAGTAATTATAGGGAAATACGTAGGTGACCGTAAAATCCGTGTTTTGACGATTTTCGTTGAAAAAACTGACCCCCTTAAATTAACGAATCTTGTAAAAAAAATATAAGATTACAGAGAATTTGATAGTAAAAAGAGGGTATTTTGGCGTTTTTGCAAAATTTTGTTGCAAAAGTATTTTCAAAATTTTTTTTTTGGACATTTTTAAAATGTCCATTTTTTTTTTTCTGAAAAAAGTTTTGTCACGATTTTTTAAAAAAAAAAAGTTGCCAGCATAACAGAGCAAAAAGCAACTTTTTTCGTAAAAAGTTGCCAGCATAAAAAAATTCCCACCGAAATCCCGGAGCAACTTTTTTTGTTCTATAAATATAGAACAAAGTAGCACAGGATTTTTCATTCAAAAAATGTTACGGTTGGTGGTAATAGGGGAGGAAAAAAAGTTTGCTGTTTTTGGCTGCGTTCAGTAAGGATGCTAATTTTCATAGAACATTTCGAGGTTTATTATTGGTGGTGCTATTAAAATGGCTTAAAATGGCTCAAATTTTGTTATTGAGAACAGCGGTCAAAAAACCAAAAAGTTGCTCGAAAAAGCAACTTTTTGGGATTTTGGGAATTGAGTGAGAGAGCAACTTTTTTGTTCTATGATTTATAGAACATTTTAGAACATTTTAGAACACTTTTTGAACAAAAAGTTGCTTTTTTGAACAAAGTTCCAATTTTCCCACCGATTTCCCGATTTTTGGGGAATATTTTGGGAATCGTGCATCTATTTTTTACAAAAAGTTGCTTTTTGGGGAAAAAAAGTTGCTTTTTGGGGGAAAAAGTTGCTTAAAAATGGACGAGCAACTTTTTTGTTCTATGATTTATAGAACATTATAGAACACATTTTTGGTTATCAAAAAAAATCAAAAAATGAGATGTTAAATGGTAATATAATAGAAAAAAAAATTAGCAATTAGCAGTGATAAAAATCCGAAAAAGTTGCTCAAAAAGGCAACTTTTTTGCTGTTTTGGAGGTAAAACAGTATAAAGCAACTTTTTATGTTCTATAAATATAGAACATTTTAGAACGATTTTGAATGAAAAATACAATTTCTATAAATGGAAAGTTTGTATGTGAAGCGTGTAATTACTATACAAATAAGAAGAGTTCATATGAGAAACATATGAATACTGCCAAACACCTTAAGATGTGTGAGAAGGTTCCAAAGAATAAAAAGATAGAACCCAAATTATTTGAGTGTGAATGGTGTAACAAAGGATTCAATGCACGTAATTCTCTTTGGTATCATAAGAAAAAATGCCGTATTCAAAATACTGTAAAAGATATAAGCAATAATGAGAAAGTAGACAGCACAGTAGTTCATTTGATGAAAGAGAACGGTGAATTAAAAAAATGGTTGAATGAACATTCAGAAGAACAAAAGAGTATTATAAAATCAATAGAAAAGGTGCAGACAGATAATAGTAGTCTACATTCCCAAATATTGAGCGCAATAACAGACGGAAAGTTAGGTAACACAACAAATATTCATAATACGAATCAGTTTAATTTGAACTTTTTCTTGAATGAACAGTGTAAAGACGCTATGAATATAGGAGATTTTATAGACTCATTACAGCTAGACCAGTTTGATGTAGAACAAACAGGGCGATTAGGATATGTAGAAGGTATATCCCGCATATTTATGAATAAATTAAATGAGTTAGATATGTATTCGCGTCCTTTACATTGTACTGATTTGAAACGGGAAACATTGTATATAAAAGAGGATGACCGTTGGGAAAAGGATAACGAAAATAAAGATAAGTTACAATCCATTGTGGAAAAAGTAGCTAATAAGAATTATGAATTGCTTCCTATATGGCAACAACAAAACCCAAATCATTTAGTGACCAACACAACAGAGTGTGAATTGTTTATGGATATAGCTTGTAATATATTAGGAGGGGGGAATGAACAAGAAACATTGAAATTTCGTAGTCAAATTATGAGAAACGTGTTAAAGGAAGTGACATTAGAAAAGGTAACATAACAATGTATATTTAAAATACAGTGTTGTGAGTATTATTTATTGCTTTGAGTTTTTTTAGGTTGGGATTGTGACTTGGATTTATTAGTGGTATTGGTATTGGATGTAGAATTATTAGACTGTTGTTTATTATCTTTATCTCTATTTAAGTAAGACCAGTACATAGGGTCATTATATACGGGCATATATTCTTCATGTTCTGACATTATAAGTATACACTATAAAGAGGATTAATTTTATATTATTTACTTCTGTTTATTTACAATATCATCAATTATTTCATCTATAGTATTTTTAACAACATTTTCAACAATAGGTTTTTGTTTATCAATATCAACTTCGTGTGAAGTATGTTTAACAGATTCTTTTTTGATGACAGAATATGCGGGTAAAACGTTTTGTTGCTGAATGAATGATTGTATTTTGTATGGAATGTGGGTAACAGAATTGATTAATGATATATAAGACATGGAAAGAAGGTGTGATTGGTATCCATGTTTGCAACTATACCACCAATAGGGAGGAACAAATAACAGTTGTCCTTTTTGTAAGGAGACCTCAATCATGTTCTCAAAAGGTTTATCCCATACGTTTTTTTCAGATGTGAATTCATAATGTATAAAATCAATATTATCTCGTTGTATGGATGACCACGGTATTAAGCGTATGGTTTGTGTACCTTTAATCCCTAATAAGAATAATGATGAAGAATTATGATATTGTAATTTTGTAGTGACGCCCTCGGACCCAATATGTATATCGTATGAAGTTTGAATGTTAGAAATCGGTTTAAGGAATTGACTATTAGTGTTCAAAGTATCATATATATCACTGCTGGCAATAGCATCGTGATTATGTTGAGTATAAAATGGACCTTTATCCATAAGTGATAATAATGTATAATAAGAGCCCATAACATCGGATGAATCATTTTGGTTATAAATATGAATATCATTGAGGATGTCCCAATTAATATTCAATATATCATCATTATGTAAATAATATTTGCATACAAAAGGTTGTTTCAATCTACATACAGACAAAAATTCATAATAATCACTGTAGTCAGTTTCAAATAATTCTAGTGACTCACATATTTTCCATTCATGGAGGAAATGTATGTATATAAAAAAAATACAAATGAACAAAATAATGTCTGTTAGAATCATTTTAATAATAATAACTATATTATTAAAATCGTTTTTCATGTAATAAATATAACGAATAACTTACTCAACTAATGGTGCAATATAGAAAACAACTTTAGCGTCACTACTAGTTGGGTCAATATCTAATGATATCTTTAATGGAAAGGCATCAGTAATAGATATCTGAAAATTTTTATTTAATTTCTGAAAGCTACATACTTGATTTAAGATATTTGTACTAAAGGACATGTTTATGGATTGAGTATATGAATAATCAATAAGTTCAGCTTTGGGAATAGAAACATTCATTTTACCATTATCATCTTCTGGGCTACAAAAAGAGAGACAATCTTCTTTACACTGGAAACATATATTGTCTCCAAATAATTTTAATTGTTTCATGTTTTCAGAAAACATACCACTGTCTATTAAAATGTTAATATGATGGTCCATATTAGGTATACTCATAAGTTCAGTGTCAAGGTCAAATAAAGGAAGCACAAAGTCTTTTTGTATGCTGTCTTGTTCACTTGAAAATGATATGCCAAGTTTATCATCTCCATATTCATCGTGCATAGTAATGGATTGATGTTTCTGTCTGGTTTGGAAGACATTGTTTAATAAGTTAGTATATATACCCATTTCACAAGGTTCATTAATAGTGTATTCGTCGAACCATTCTTTTGGTAAATATAACTCAAATATAGAAACTCTATTAGCATCAATGGATTGTAAAAATAGTTGTTCTTCTTGTAATTGAATATTAATAGAATCGGTAAAGGACTTCATTTGTTGAAATAAAGTAACAAATTTTTCAGTCTTACATAAGTCAGCAATAACAATCTTCATTTTCTAATAATTATAGACAATAAGTTTTATACCCTTTATCATCATACTTTTAGATAAGAATCAAGTGTGCTGCTGTCTTTTTTTTGAACAATTTGTAGTTTTTTTTTTAAATTATCTTTACTGTTTTTATCTAGTAGTAAGAACAAAAGGCTTAAAATGTTTTCAATCATAGAAGGACAATTAAATAATGTGATTGTTTCAGCGTAGTCTACCCATCCATATGGAATAATGTTAATGAGATGTTGTATGGATTCACGATATCGTTCAAATGCAGAAACAGTAAATGAATCTGATTGAATATATAGATTGACTTTTTTGAAGTTATCAATTCCATATTGGAACATATTTACAAAGTGGTTATTGAAGTATGGGTAAATCTCTGGGTGCATAAATGTTTTAAATATAGTGTAATCGCAAATAAGAATATTTGTATTGGTAACGAAATAGAGTGTGTTTTCAATTAATTCGTCAAGATTTATATATTTTGTAACATATTCGGCACATTCAAATTTTTGGTCTTTTTTGAAAATTCTATTTTTTTTATTTTCGTTGTAATATTGGTTTTGTATAGAAGTAATTTGCTGTCTAATGTTCATATGAAATGTATACTGTATATACACTTCATAATATTTTTACATTGTTTTCAGTAATAACTTTAATTACTTGAGTCAGTATTGAGTTCTTCTAAAACATTCATACTAGTAGTATGAGACGTATCATTTAATGTAGATGTGTTGAGAGTCTGTGCTTCAACGGTATCTGTAATGGGTTCAGAATCGTCGGAAGAGATTTTTGTATCACTTTCACTGTTTGATAATACGCGAACACGTTCTTCGTATAATACTTTGTTGACGTCCATTGTATATGTTTGTAATTTTAGTAGTTGTTCCTTCATTAGTGCAATTTCTTGAGCGAATAATTCAAATCGGTCATTGAATTCACTAAAAATGACGTTTAATTCTTGTGAATTAGGAGTAGTAGTGTTCCCTGAAGAGGTAGTTCCATTAGCAGGAGTGCTTGGGATAATGTTGGAAACATTCTCTTCTAAAGTTTGAATTTTTTTATTAAAGTGACTAATCACTTCTTGTAATGTCATACCAGTTTGTTTTGTAGATGTGGTAGAATTAGTGGTAGGGGAAGATGAAATAGGATTAGCACCAGGCATAGGTGGGTTATTTTGATTACCTACTCTTCTTCTAACAGCAGCAGCGTTTGATGCGCTCATGTTATATTATACACTGAATATGTTTTATATCATTTTCTAATGGGAAAAGATAATTATGCGACCATTTCCATTTTAATTGGAGGGTGACATTGATAGTTGTTTACAACAAAATCTTCAATAGTATAATCTTCTATGTTTTCTTTTAATTCTCTGATAGTAACTGTAGGAAATGGAAAAGGTTCGCGGTCAAGTTGTTGTTTAATAGTTTCAATGTGTGGTTCATAAATATGACAATTACCCCCGTGTAAGATAAGTTCGTGTGCTGTAAGACCAGTATGGAATGCAATTAAGTGAGTTAAAAAAGAATAACTGGCAATATTGAATGGTTGTCCGAGTGGAACGTCTTGACTTCTACAAAATACAGTGCACGATAGCTTATTGTTATCTTGAACGTTGAATTGGAAAAAACTATGACAAGGGGGTAGTGCCATTTCAGTAAGTTGTTCTGGATTCCAAGCAGAAATAAGAAGTCTTCTAGATGTGCGTGTTTCTGGGTTTTTTAACATTTCAATAATGTATTGTAGTTGGTCAATTCCTTTACCTTTATAGTCTTCATCACATCCGTTGTAAGGGGCGTTCCAGTGACGCCATTGGAATCCATACAATGGACCTAAATCACCATCTTCATAATGTCCAAGACCACGTGATTCTAAAAATTCTTTGGAGGCATTACCGTCCCAAATATGAACTTTTTGTTCATTTAGGCGTTTATTGCTAGTGTCTCCTTTTATGAACCATAGAAGTTCCTTTAGACATGTTTTCCACGCAGTCTTTTTGGTAGTGAGAATGGGAATAACATTATTTTCAAGGGAAAAGTGTAGAGATGCTCCATATACAGATAGTGTATTTCCGTTACGTCCTTCTTCCATCTTACCGTGTTCAATAATATCGTTTAGTAAATGGATATATTGATACTCTTCATGGAATTCATCGGATGGATTATGTGAAATTATACGTTGTTTGTATTTATTAACTTGTAATGTATTCTTCAACATTATACATAATAGAATAACAAATGTTTAATTTATTTTGGTAAATCATTTTATTATGTGAATCCAATATATAACAACTATGGAATCGTTAAATGAAGTATCTGAAAACCCAAAAAATACATTTATGTCCCACGTATTTTCAACCACAGAAGAAAGTAAAGCAGAGTTCATGAATATTCTTCAATATGCATTTTTAGCAATCATCCCAATTGTAGCATTGAATAAAACCATTCATCATTTTATCCCAGAGGCAGACCACGATAAAAGTAATTTAGAATTATTAGTAGAGGTGCTTTTACAAGTAACTATTATGTTTGTAGGTATTGTATTAATTCATCGTGTAGTAACTTATATCCCAACTTATAGTGGTTTTAAATATGATAACTTGACATTGACAAACGTTATCATTGCCTTTTTGGTAGTTGTATTAAGTATTCAAACCAAATTGGGTATTAAGGTGAACATTTTAGTAGAAAGAGTGAACGAGATGATAAATGGTCGTGAGCCAATGACAGAGGAGGAAGCTCCCAAACAAAGAGCAAGCCGTCATCGTGAAAGTCAAGCAGACCACCTAGATAATAGTGAACAACAACAAGGTGCTTTCCCTCCAGCACCAGTGGCAACATCTCATCAAGGAAGTGGTGGGTACGACCATATGATGGGTGGGTCTCAACAAGGACAAGCTCCTATTCAAGAAATGTTTGAGCCAATGGCAGCAAACGGTTTAGTAGGTGGAGCATTTGGTGCTTCGTTTTAAGTAATTGTTATTTGAGACCTAATCTATTGATTAGTATAAAGTAATATAAAAATAAATTTATCTTGTATAAAAATGTACAAAATAAAGTTTGATACAACAAAGATGGTATATGAAGGTGAAAAAATTCAAGGAATTCAATGTAAGGAAGCATTAGAAAAGATGAACATAAAAGAATTTTGTTATGTAAATGAGTGTATTTTTCTTTATAAGAGGACACCGAAACGTACTTATAAATCATTAGAGATGTTCTGTAGTCAGGAAATAAAGGAAGCGTCATTGAAAAGATTGATAAAAAGGATTAAAAAGGCTGGCATAAAAGGTAATGGTACAGTTGAAGTAATTAACGTAAAAACCAATGAAGTATTCACTTGCTATGATTATCGTCTCGTAACAAAGGAAGACCCAGAAGAAAGAATACGTAAATACAAAAACACATCCTCTTATACAACCACCCGGTTATATAAACAGTAATAATGAAACATCATATATTCGTAAAGGAATACATGATTATAGGATATCCATTGATTGAACGAGTTGAAGTTTACGGAGTGAGTTCTCAAAGTTGGCTTCTTGTTCTAGATTAGCAAATAAATAATCAGTAGTAGGAGTAATCTCTTTCTTTTTGATTTCACGATAGAGTTTGTTAATGTTAGTGAGAACATTATTTATGTTCTTTTTATTTTGTATCATATCAGTAGTTAAATCGCATTCCTCGGTAATAATGGAAACAGCAAAGTAAAGTAAAAATCGTCTGCGTTTCGGCGTGCCTTGAGTATACTTAATACAGAATAATGAAAAAAGGGATTGCATAATTTGGAGAAAAAAAGGGTTTGTTTTGAGTGATACATGATGAAATAGGATATCCCATATCATCCAAATAGGTTGAGTGCGGAACTTGGTATCAAGTTTAACAAAAGGTCTAGGCTCGCAAACACAAGGCATTTTCCGTTTTTTACAAATAATCTCAAATTCAATAACCCATTCAATCCAATAACACGCATTACGAAAGTTATGTTTTTCGCTACTAAGGTTGTAAGAGAACTCATTCATCGCGACAAAAAGTTCTTTGGGGTCTTCTTTTTGAAAAACATCGTCAATGTAATGGACACTTGGGGCAATGAGACGTTCAGTCATTTGTGTAATATCATATTCTTCTTTTTTGTTTATTTTGACAGTTTCATAAGAGTGTTTTTTGTTAGAGTATGTGAGAATACTAATAATTTCTGCGAATATTTTACGAATAATAGGATGGTTTCGCAAATGTAGTTCATTTACAAAGTCTTCATTTGAAATGATACTTTTGAATAGTAAGAATCGTTTTTCAATGTAAATACAGAGTTTGGGGTTGGCAATGTGTATGTACTTACCAATAAAATGTAAAATGGTTTCCCATATTTCACTAAAATGTCCGGAGCAAATGAGTTCGCAGCACCAAAAACATGCGGGTTCTAATTTTCCATTGAGCATACACTTTTCCATTTCATTTTTAACTTGTAATTTTTTAAAATTGGAGAAAGTATTATTCGTGAATTCACCGGGTAGTCGCATATCGTTAATCACACTATTGTCCTTTACGCTTGGTAATTCATTCATAAGTTATAGAGAGAGAACAAAAAAATATGTAATTTTATAACATATTGTAAATATTATAAAGTTAATTTTTTTCATTTTTTTATTCTTTTTTAATGATTTTCTTTTACGAAGAGATTTTGTTTTTTTTCCTCCCAGAAGTGATTACCTTGATAGGGGTTATTCATAATATAAAATAGGTGTATAATAAAAAAAATATGTACATTTTTTGTATTCATAATAAGTAATTTACAATTATTCAGTAATAATACGTGGAACAACATTGATGGTTTGTAATTCTTGTGATAGTAGTTTGTAAGCATAGGGAATATCAACTTTTGCGAAATCAACACGATTATCACACGTTTTACAGTGGTGAATATTGTATTCGTTGTCTTCTGTATGTAGGCTGGTATTGTCATTATAGCAAGCAATCATACCACATTTTTTACATACGTATGTGGTGAATTTATCAGAAACATCAAACATACGTTCTTTACAGAAGCGAGACATACCGTGTGCAATCATAACATCTCTTTCCATTTCACCAATTCTAAATCCCCCATCTTTGGCACGACCTTCAGCCGGTTGGCGAGTAAGATTTACCATAGGACCGATAGAACGGCTGTGCTGTTTATCAGCAACCATATGCTTCAGTCTTTGGTAGAATACAGGACCCAAGAATATGCTGGTTTCCATTTGTTCCCCAGTAAGTCCATCATAAAGTATTTCATTTCCATAACTTTCATATCCAACTTTTTGTAATTGTTTGGAAATAAACCCGACGTCAATATCACCAAAACTGGTTCCATCACCAAAGAGCCCAAGTTCAAGTAAAACTTTTCCTAGGAGTGTTTCTTTAAGTTGCCCGATGGTCATACGAGAAGGAATAGCGTGAGGATTAATAATAATATCCGGTTTCATTCCGTCCTTTGTAAATGGCATGTCACACTCTGGTATAATATTACCAACAGTTCCTTTTTGTCCGTGACGTGAACTAAACTTGTCACCGTAGTTAGGTTTTCTTGTGGTTCTAACACGAACCTTGGCAAAGTCATAACCATCACCATTTCTTCCAGTATAGTTCTTATCAATGTAGGTTTCTTCATTGGTTCTGAATGTTTTGCTTTGGTCTTCATATTTGATGGTTTTGGTAGGGTCATTTCTATTTTCTTTGATGGGTACAACTTTTGAGATGATAATGTCGCGGTTTTCAACTAATTCATTTTCGTTAATGAAGCCTTGTGAATTGAGTTTATCATAATTTCCATATTTGACCGTTTTAGTTTTGGTAGGGTCAGGCTTGCAACGTATGATTTCATCACGAATAATATTTTTATCTTCGTCTTTTTCAGTGTGGTATATAGTAGCCATAAACAATCCACGGTCAATGGAACCTTTATTTATTAGAACACTATCTTCTTGATTATAACCAGTGTGTGTCATAATAGCAACGTGTATTTGTGTTCCAGATGGGACTTTATTAAGATGTAGAAAGTTCATAACGCGTGTATCAACAAGTGGACGAGTTGGGTAATTCAACACATAAGCCGTTTTATCCATACGCTGGTCATAGTTAGTAGCATAAACACCCATAGCTTGTTTACCCATAGCACATTGATATGTGTTTCTAGGTGCTTGATTATGGTCTGGAAATGGGATACAAGAAGCAAGGATACCAAATATAGTGCTAGGATGTATTTCGCAATGAGTATATAAATAGTTACCTTTCTCTTTGTTATGGATGTATTCTCCTTTACATTTCATTCCAATCATTGTATAGTTCTGTTCCTCTGGGTCAATATATTCAATGACGGATTCTTCTAATTTACAATTTGTAAGCAAGTCATTCCAATGAAGTTTTTTCTGTTTTAACATACTAATAACTTCGGATGTAATAATAACCTTCTTGTTTTTGACTCTCAATAAAGGACGGGTAAGACGTCCGGCATCATCACATACACGTATTTCTAATTTCTGGCAATCAAATACAATTGATGTATAGATATTAATAATACCACACGATTTTTTATGTTTTAAGTCAGCGTATAATAGTAATGGGTCATTTGTAATACCGACCCAGCAGCCATTAATAAACACTTTACTTTTTTTGTAAACTTGAGAAGGTTCAAGGTCATCAAGTGGGATAGTATATTCTTCTACATAGTCATACAATGCAGAACTGTTCGTAGGGTTAGTAATATGAGCCATATAACTAATATTCTTGACAACACCAATAGATTGACCTTCTGGAGTTTCAGCGGGACATAAGAATCCCCAAGTAGTGTTATGTAATTTGCGGGGTTCAACAAGTTCTCCACTCTTTTCAAGAGGAGTATTGATTCTTCTGGAATGACTTAAACCAGAAGCATAAGTAAGTCGGTTTAATACTTGGGCGACACCAACCTTACTGCTGTTAGATTGTTTAATACTGAAATCACCAGTTGAAAGGGCACGATTAATACCATTTTCAATAGTGGTAGATTTCATAATTTTATAAATGTTTGTTGTGTTAATAATATTTTCGTAATCTTCTGTGGATTTCCAAGAGCCATTGTTTATTTCACGAACAATCTGTTTTTGCATCTCTTTCACAAGCTTATTAAAGTAATTACGAAATAAATTATTTAATAAAGTGCCTGTAAGTTCAATACGTTTATTTAAATAAGAGTCTCTGTCGTCAGGTGGTTCAAATTCAAGAGCAGTCTTGATGATGCGGGTAGTCATATGACCTAATAAATATAATTTTTGTTTAGTAGTTTTACAATGAGGGAATACGTCATTTTGTAAAACATCTTGTGTGAATTGCATTTTTTTTCGCTGTCCTGTTTCTCTATCTACATTTAATGGAGTGAATGCAACGTAACTATTGATATACTTAATAGCATCTTCTTGAGTCATACACTTGTTTGCGTCAACAATAGAAGCACGTAAGAAGTCAACAATAACATTACCTTCTTTGATATTGGTAGAAATATATTCACATATTTTTTTATCAGTAGTAACGCCTAGAGCACGAAATAATATAAAGAGTTCAATAGGTTGTTTTACACGAGCAATATTTACATATAATCCATATCCGAATCCATTATTTTTGCTGGAAACCATTATTTCAAACTGTTTTGGAGAAATACACTTGTAGTCAGGAACAGATTTAAATTCAGCATACCAGCTCCATTTGCTAGTGTTTTTTCCGTCAAAACAGTAAATTCTGTTTTCAGCAGCACGTTCTTGCCCAAGAACAGTTTTTTCAGACCCTTTAATAATGAAGTATCCACCAGAATCAACAGAGCATTCACCGGTTTCACGAGGGCTCAAATGTTGGTTTTGTTTTAATATACAAATAGCTGATTTTAACATGATAGGCATTTTTCCGATATTTATCTTTGGAATCACCTTTTCTATGGTTTTAGTAGTTTCCATCTGTTCTGTATTGCGAATAATGTATTTAATATGAATATCAACAGTCATTGTGGAAGAATACGAGAAATTACGAAGCTTTGCTTCCTGTGGGAACATAGTTTTTGTAGCACCATTATTTTCATGTATTTGTGGAGGGTAGAGTTTAAAGTTATGAAAAGAGATTTCAACTTCAAGAAAATATTTATCTTTTTCAGGAACATAGTCATTTTCAGAGTGGATACTTACAGGATTAAACATTTGTATGGTTCTTTGGATTTGGTAGTTCACAAAGTGGTTATAGGATTCAATTTGGTGACGCACAGAGCATTCAAGATGTTTTCCTTGAAAATAGGATTCAATAATACTAAATGGTTCTTCTGTATAGTCACCTAAATTGTCTAATAACTCAATATTATCATCCACATTAGCATCTATATTGAAGGATTCTTTAATCTCCTTTGTGATGTTGTCGTGTATATCATCAAATGATGATAATTCAGCAGAATTGAAGGGGGGAGTAGAGAACAGGTCAGCTGAACGGAAATGCAAATCCATTGTTATTGTAAGAGGTTTTTTGTCTGTATTGTTTTCAGTTCTAATTCAATTTTTGTACTATTATGAAAAAGATAATAAATAGATAGATTTATATACATAAAGTTCAATAGTAAATGACGTCATTCAATAAAAAATTTATTTCCTACTTGGATAATTATGATAGTAGTTTCAATCTTACTATTGATAAACTAGAAATTATAAAGTCACTAATACAAGACAATTATTATTACAATAAGGTGTATACCATTGATAATTATCCAATTTCAACGATTAAACAGCCTCCTCAAAGATTACCCTCTATACCAGAAGTTCCAGCATCAATTATAACGCCGCGGTTGTCTCCAAGACTATCAAGTCCACGAAAACGAACATTAAAAATACATACAGATGTATCCTTGAATTATGATACTTGGATGGAGAACCATGAAGTAGAATTGAATACACCAACAGAGAAGAAAAAGGTCGTAATTGAAACAAATGTTTCAAATATAGAAGATTTATTAAAAATAATTGAGGAAAATGAGTATAGCAATGATTGTGAATATAATATAGATTTGAAGGGGTTACATAACATAAAAAATGAGTTATATAGTTTACAAAAAATGATAGGAATGACAGAGTTAAAGACGACTATTATTCATCAGTTACTTTATTTCATTCAAAGGTTACATATAAGTTCAACAGGAAGTGATTTTAAACATACAGTGATTTATGGTCCTCCGGGTACAGGTAAAACAGAAGTTGCGAAAATTATAGGCAATATGTATTCAAAATTAGGGATATTAGAAAAATCAATATTCAAGAAAGTGACTCGTAGTGATTTGATAGCAGGTTATTTAGGTCAAACAGCTATAAAAACTAATAATGTTATTAAGGACTGTTTAGGAGGAGTATTATTCATAGATGAAGCATATTCATTGGCAGATGCAGATAAGAATTCAAGTGATAGTTATTCAAAGGAATGTATTGATACATTATGTGAAGCATTAAGTGACCACAAAGAAAAATTAATGGTAATTATCGCTGGATATAAGAAGGAATTAGATGAAACATTTTTTCGTGTGAATAAGGGAATGGATTCACGATTTATATGGCGATTTACAATAGATTCTTATGATTATAAAGAATTGAAGAGTATTTTTGAAAAGCTAATGGAGCAACAAGAATGGTTTTGGTATGATAACGAAAATGAACTGGAAAAATTATCTTGGTTTGAGCGAAAAAAAGATACATTTGTATTCTTTGGACGTGATATGGAATCATTATTTACATATGTGAAAATTTCGCACGGAAAACGTATATATGGGAAAGAAGAGCAATACAAGAAAAAAATCACAATGGATGATTTGGACGCAGGATACAGTATATTTTTGAAAAATAAAGAGGTAAAACAAATAAAACCATTTGGATTACAAATGATGTATATGTAAAAAACGGAAATAAAATTTATCTTTATCTATACAACAACGTATAAATAAAAAATGGTAGAAGAGAAACGTATATTAACTGTAAATCCAGCCGACTTTAATTTATCAAATAATAATAATACTACAAGAAAAAAGAAATCATCTAGTAATGAAGGTCGTATAAAAATGAAGCCACCTAAAATGCCAAAACGTAATGAAACGTTACGCAAGAAAGCCTTATTGCGTATGATAAGAAGTGAACAACAAAGAAATTTGGATGAAATGACACAAAGTAAAAAAGGGACTGTTACTGCGACTCCAGTAACAAAGCAAAATACGCCTACAAGTGATTTTCATACTTCATTCAATAAAGCAACTTCTTATTTGGATAATTTGGTGAATAAGTCAGCTTCTATAAGTTCAAACGTAACACCTTCTCATAATCATACAGTCAAAAATAATGTGCAACAAAGTATAATAAATAATCCAACTTTGTTACAACCAAGTAAACCTATTCAAGACCCATTACCTAATTTAACGCAAGTAAATCCAACTGTGAACATTGATAAGCCAGAGTATGGTTGTTTAAAGAACGGAGAGTTACCAACATACCGTTCATGGTTAAATAAAACACAGTCTAATAAACCGCCACTAAAGTGGGATGCGAAAGATAACAATGATTTTAAAAGGGAGACATTTTCAAGTAGTATTCCAAGAGTTGATAGTGGTCAACCACAGAAAATGCCATTGGTAGAAACAGAGCACTTTAAGTTGCCAGAATATAGTGAAGCAGTGCCGATAAAGTTAAAAGGTAAAAAACAAAAGAAGCGAATTGTGCGAACACATAAACTTGGAAGGTCAAAATATTACTCTAAAATAGGCGTATTGATATCAAATAAAACAATTCGTAATAATGTAGTAAACCAGAAACAACAACTTAAGAAAGTGCCAATACGTGATGTGAGAAAGTATTTAATAAAACAAGGGTTTATAAAGGTAGGAAGCGATACACCAAGTGATGTATTGCGTGAAATGTATGAATCTGCTTTACTTATGTGTGGTGAAATAAAAAATAACAATGTTGATACATTACTACACAATTTCATTCATACAAAGGACGATTAGCAATATAAATAATATACACAATATACAGTTCCAACTGTGATACAAGCTGGAATAATACAATTTTCAATAATTTCTGTTCGTGATAATAGTTTACAGCATATCCATAATGTTGTCAAATGTGGTTTAACTGTATCATTACTAGATATGCTTTCGCAAATACTATTATGATGAGGGTTTTGATACATATCATAGGAAGTATTTTGTATGCTAGCCGTGCAGTATTTATTATGTGATGTTGGGGTATAAATGCTGTCACGATTATCTAAATTTATAAGGTCATTAGGATGTTGAAGTGTTAAATCTACAAATTGTCCATAATCTTCAAATTCGGTAATTTCCATCTTGATTTGTTAGTTGTATTACACCTAGAATAAATCTATATTCAATTTTTACAGTTACATAAATATTTTACAGTATCATATAGTAATTATAAACAGCAAACCCTAACGTAAAAACAATATAAAGTATTTTTTATTATTATATTAATGTCAAAATACGAGACCATTAACAGTATATACGATATATATTTCAATGAAACAGAACATTATGTTAAGGAATATGGAGAAAAAACAATTGTGTTAATGCAAGTTGGTGGATTCTTTGAGATGTATGGGTATAGAGAAGATGACCAAATAAATGGTAGTAGTATAGATGAGGTATGTGATTATTGTGGATTTTCAATAAGTGAAAAGAAGTCTCTATATAATGACTGCCAATTAGTAATGGCAGGTGTTCCAGAATACTCTATTGATAAACATATCCCGTTAATAATGGAATCAGGGTATACAGTTGTTGTGTTCAAGCAAGTAGACATTGAAGGGAGTGACAAAAAGAAGAGAGTGTTAGAGAATATTTATTCACCGGGAACATTTATACCTCAAGAGGAGTCGCAGGTGTTGTCAAATAATATTATATGTATATGGCTAGAGTTAAATACTAAATTGGTTAATGCAAGCAATAAATCGCGTTACAGTTTACAATATGGAGCATCTAGTGTGGATATGATAAGCGGATACAGTATTATGATACAACATTCCTATAATATAGAAAGCAGAAAACTATTACCTTCTTACTTTGATGAACTACAACGCTTTATAAGTGTTAATAATCCAAGCGAGACAATTATTATTTCTTCAGAAGGTGAGGAGACCATAAGAAATATAATTGATATGAATAACGTTCATTCACGACTAGTTCATATCCTCGCTCCAAAAGGAAATAGAAAAATAATAAAGTGTGAGAAACAAGTATATCAGAGAGAGGTGATACAACAGTATTTCAATGTTAATACATATGATAGTTGTGATGAGTTCCGTACAAATATGTTAGCAACACAAAGTTATTGTTATTTACTGAATTTTATAACAGAGCATAATCCTAACTTGGTAAAACATATCCAATTACCTGATTTTAATATATCTTGTGACCGAGTGGTTTTGGCAAACCATACATTATCGCAGTTGAATATTATAGATGATAATAATTTACAGTCAAAGTCATACGGTAAAAAGTCATCTGTGAGTAGTTTATTAAATCATTGTTGTACTGCGATGGGTAAACGAGCGTTTAAGTTACAAATAACTAATCCTACTACAAATACATTATGGTTACAGCGGGAATATAGTATTATACAACATATGTTAGATAACTATTCATATGATGAACGTATGAAAATAAGAAAGCATTTGGGTAAGGTAACAGATATCCAACGTATACTGGGACAAATATTTCTGCGCAAACTGACCCCTGTGATGATGTATAAGCTGTATATAAATATACAAGAAGTGTTGTTGTGTATAGATATTCTGAAACAAGATACAGTTTTATTAGAATATATATGGGACCAGGAACAAACAAATACAACTGAATCCCTTTTGGATGAAATAGTTAGTGTATTTGTACAAGAAAAGGATTATCTGGATTCGGTATTGAATATAGAAAATTGTGCTTTTGTTAGTAATATTAAATGTTGTATAGATACACCTATTATAAGAATGAATAATGATGAACTATATGATAACACATTGAATACTTATAATGACTATGAACATAAATTTATAGAAGTGAGAGATTATTTGGAGATGCGTATTGAGGAATATGAAGGTAAGTCCAATGTTAGTGGCTATATTAAAGTGCATAAAACAGATAAGTCTGGAAAATATTTGGAAATAACAGCTCCACGTGCAACAAAGTTGAAAGAAGCATTACAATCATATGAGAAGGATAATAAAACAGCTAGAAAACCAGTATTGTTCAGCGATATTAAGTTTGTTACTGGTAATGGAAAAAATAAGAAAATAGAATCCCCTTATATAATCAATGTAATTCACAGTATATTAGAATACGAAGGTAATGTACAGAAAGAGTCTATTCGTGTGTATGAAAACATCATGAAAGAAATAGAAACCGGACATGTAGATAATTTGGATAAAATAGCCTCATTCATAACAAGGTTAGATTTAATACAGTCAAAAGCGTATGTAGCACATGAATATAATTATAGTATGCCAATATTAGAAGACCATTCACAATCATTTGTTCACGCTTATGATTTGCGCCACGTACTAATAGAACATCTACAGCAAGATGAGACCTATGTTCCAAATAACATATTTTTGAATAAAGCACTAGAAAGTAATGAAGAAGATGACTATGAGAGTGGTAATTTATTATATGGAACGAATGCTGTAGGAAAGACTAGTTTTATACGTGCATTAGGAATCTGTGTTATTATGGCTCAATGTGGTATGTATGTCCCCTGTAGTAAATTAGTGTTTAAACCGTATACAGGTGTTTATTCTCGTATCATAGGAAATGATAATTTGTTTCGTGGTTTATCAACTTTTGCGGTAGAAATGTCAGAGTTGCGAGTAATTTTGAAGGAAGCCAATAAAAATAGTTTAATATTGGGGGATGAGTTATGCTCTGGAACAGAATTACAGTCAGCATTGAGTATATTTGTATCTGGATTAGAAAAGATGTATAATAAACAAAGTAGTTTTATATTTGCAACTCATTTTCACGAGATTGTCAATTATGACGAAATAAAATCAATGAAACACTTGGGAATAAAACACATGGAGGTAATTTATAATCGTGAACTGGATGAGTTAGTGTATGATAGGAAAATAAAAGAAGGTTCTGGCACAAATACATATGGACTAGAAGTATGTAAGTCATTACATCTGGACCAAGACTTTTTAACTAGAGCCTACGATATACGAGATAAATATTTCAAAGAGTTTGCTGGGACGTTAGCAAAGGGGACATCTCGTTATAATGCTAATAAAATATTAGGTGTTTGTGAAATGTGTAAAAATGAGTTAGGCACTGAAGTTCACCACATTGAACATCAAAAAGATGCAAATGAAAAAGGGTATGTGGGAACCGTTCATAAGAATCACAAGGGTAACTTGATGAACATTTGTGAGAAATGCCACGATGAGATTCATCGTAATGAAAATATTCATGCCAAAAAGAGAAAGAAAAAAACATTGAGTGGAAAAGTAGTTTTGAATTAGAATAATAATATGTGTTATTCTAATTATTTATATCGTAACATTTTTATTGTTTTAATTTAGGTCTCAAAGCACTTAATAAAATAGTATTTTCATAATCGGGAACATAGATTCCGTTTTCATACTTTCTATTTTTTGGGTGTATGCGTTCTAATAATAATACAGGATTTGATGTACTACTAGAATAATGAGGTTGGTTTTGAACGAACAGTCTGTTAAGTTCGTTTTCTTCACCGTCTTTCACGTAAGGAATGTTGCTTTCATCTAACATTTGTGCTGCGTATTCTCTTTTAATAGTTTCTTCGGTGTCGTGATATTGAATATCGTAACGGTCAAGTGCTCCACGGGTGTTAGTATCTTGTGTATATTCACCACTGCTATATGCTGCGGCAAGGTCTTGTATGTCAGTTCGTTGCATATCAGCTAATGTGGTCTCTTTTCCAAGGGCAACAAGATTTTTTTTTATTTCCTTGGTGAGTTCGTTTCTTTCTTGGATGTTCTGTGCCTTTTGTAATATAGTATCTTCTAATGCTTGAGATTCAAGCATAACACGTTCAACTTCCTCTGTTAATGCATCTTCATCACCAAGTAGTTCTGGGTTCTCTCTTAAGATATTGAAACGAACTTCTTGCTTAATCTTCTGTAGCTGTACATTAACCCATGCGGGGTCAGTATAGTCATCTGGTTTTTCCAAACGACTACTGTTTTTAATATTTTCATTAGCAATATCAATTGCTAAAACCACATCTTGTGTCTGGGCATAATCACGAGCAGTTTTTCCGTCACTATCATTCAATGTAACATTAGCATCGTTATTAATTAATGTTTGTACGATTTCAAAATGTCCATATTTCGTAGCCCATATGAGTGCTGTTTTACCGTAATTGTTTTGGCTGTTAATAGTATCACCACCGTCAAGTTCAATAATTTTATTAACAATTTCAAGATAACCATTTCTAGAAGCCCACATAAGAGGAGTGGAGCCATTGCTATTTATTTCGCCAGCATTGTCTTCGGTTAGGAGACCATCAGTATCATCATCAGTGATTTTAATATCTCCATTCTTGATAGCAGTTATTAAAGGCGTATCTTCTTCATCTTGTTCTAGTATTTCATTTTCAGAATCAGCAAATGTAGTGTTATCTGTTGTGAACTGCTCAATACAGCCTCCAGATGCGGTTTTTCCTTTGCAGTCAATCTTCATTCCATACATAGGATAGAAAAGAAGACAAATGATTAGTATGGCAATAATATACGGTAACACTTTATGTAAAGGACTAGAGACAGCAAATGTTATAAGAGTAGCTACTAATATGAAAATATTAATAATGGTATTCAAAATAAATATAATACTATTCATTAAACGGTAAAAAATAATAGCAACAGTATAGGGGGGATTATCAGTGTCCCATTTAATTGAATTAATATAGTAGTCACTATTATCCCATTTATTCGTAGTATCAGTGAACCAGTCATTCATAGTTGTTGTAGAAGATGTGAAAATACTATCCAACGAACTAGTGGATGGTTCATTTGATTTGAAGACACTGGCTTGTTTACTTATAAATTTATATATTGTATTAAAGGATGCGATTAAAATGAAAATCCCAAGAGTTAACCCAATAATAATAAATGTGTAAATAAATGTGCTGTTAATATTAGTAATTGCCATTTATAATAAAGTGATATAAAAATTGATTATAGAAATAATAATATCTAAATATTATAATAACATGATTATACCAATTAAGTGTTTTACTTGCGGAATGGTTTTGGCAGACAAATACCGATTTTATGGTATGGAGGTGAGAAAACGAAAATTACAAAAAGGGGTGTCTCTTGATAATGTAGTATATTTAACAAAAAATAATACAGAAAAAACAACCGAGGGTGAGGTGTTAGATGAATTAGGGTTGAGAAATGTATGTTGTAGAAGACATATGCTCACTCACGTAGATATTGAGTAATTATGTGTATTTGTAAAGAACAGTGATAAAAAATATGGGATACATATTTTTTATGGTTTGGTGGTGTAGGGTAGTTATTTACATAGTAGTGTTCCGTCTCCAATGAAATAAGAATATCCATATGATTCCCATTTGGAAAGAACATCGTTGATATTTCGGAATAAATAATCGTATTTATTATCATTTTCACGGAGCTGTTTCATGGTAATGAATGGTTCATTTTTTTTTGTATAATCAATCCATCTATTTTTGTTTTCGGATAAGGGTAATATTTCTTTCTTCATAATTTGAATAAATTGTTCATTTTCAATTATTTTTTTATACATTTCACACATACGTAGTTGAATATCCTTTCTTGTCATTTTCAAGTTGAATTTATAACCTAGATATCGTAATAAAGTATAGCTTTGGCATAGAGTGTCATTTTTGTCAACGAAAATGTTCTGATATTTACCAGCAACACTACATACTTTTTTGCCTTTTCCTACTAATTCATTACCATTTTTGTCATATTTAATTTCATACAAATAGTGGTGTTTGGAGTATTCAAAGGTCTCGTCAGCAGCTTCAACTTCAAGACGATACTTCTTATTGGGAAATATTTCTGTAATAATATTTCTAATTTGTACGTCTCCAAAGAACTGGTTGATAAAAGTAAAGTGTTTTTTTCCAAAATTGGAAAGTTTAGTTTCAGTGCATTCATTCATTGTTTAATAGTATGGGGTATATATTGAATAAAAAACACTTCAATTTTTATTTTAAATATATAAGCTGTATATACATACAAATGATTGGATTAACGAAATTATGTCCTCCTGCGGAGTTTTATATGGTAACATCTTTATTGGCATTACTTTATATCACATTTACTGTTGGTCAAGACAAAGAAATATATTGTTTAGGCGAACAGTGTATTATCCCAAGTACATTGGGTCTATTTATATTTCAATTAGTATACATTGCGTTTTGGACGTGGTTGTTAAATATATTGTGTAGAGGAGGGGCAAGTTGGCTATCGTGGTTAATTGCTTTATTCCCAATTATATTGTTTTTTGTCCTATTAACAACGTTGTTTTTATCAAATAAGGTTATTGTATAAAATTATTATTTTGGTAAGTAATTCTATACAGATGTTATCGCGACGATTATTATTGACACTTCCAGAAGAAATAATAACAAATCATATTTTACCATATACGTATTCACCCATTACGTTTGAATTGTCACAAGATATAAAGAACTATGTTGAGAATAAAATGAAATTAAAAGAACTTTACAGATATTCAGGACATCACATAATGTTGTTTCGTAATTTAATAACTTATTTAAGAGAAATAAGTAACATATCATCACATGTATGTATTTCAGAGAAGTTTGTTGAAATAATGAGCCGTCATGTAATGTTAAGACAACTTGAACAAAGAGATGTTTTGCATTTTATTTTAAAAAATATAATCCGACCAAAACACTTGGATTATAGGCGTTTTTTTTCGTTGTTATTTGGATTAATGAATATACAGGAACGTAATAGTTTTATGAACGATATACTTTCTGCGGATACAATTGGTATCATTCCTTTGACAAGTCCGGAACTACAGCAAATATTATCTGGGTAAATATTACGAATGGATGAGAGTGTTATAACGTATTTAAATAATCGGTTGCCTGATGAGCTGTTAGTAAACCATATTTACCCTCATTTATATCAGGTTCAACCAAAGAAATTATTGGTGGATATAAGAAGCTATGTATCCGATTTGGAGTTGTTATCAGAAGTCTATAATACAGAGTTTAATGAAGTGATTTTGTTTAACGATATGGTGAATTTTGTAACGCGTAGGTCTTTATCTATACAGATGATGAATACACAATATGAATCTATATTGCGAAGGTATTTCATGTTATGGTATAAGTCAACAAAATACATAATAAGATATTATTCAAGTTATTTAGTAAAAGACGATGGAAATTATAATAGCAAAATTAGGTTTATGTGGGGGTTATTAACTCCTTCTGAAAGAAATAATTTTATTCAACGATATATTCGTTATATAGGTAGACGGCATTCATTATAATTCAATAGTAAAAATTGATTGAAGGAGACTTAAAAAATACATTGCATTATAGTATAGATGAGTGTCTCATTAACAAATATTTCAGAGCAAGAAAACAACACATTGGCTTTTACATTGAGTGGGCTGAATGTAAGTTTGGCGAACGCAATACGAAGAACAATATTATCTGATATTCCAGTTGTAGGTATTTATACACAGACGTATAAAGAAAATCAATGTGTTATTGAAAAGAATACGTGTCGCCTGCATAATGAAATTTTAAAACAACGATTGAGTTGTATTCCAATTCATAGCAAAAATATGGAAACGTTGCCAGGGAACTATGTTCTTGAAGTAGAAAAGAAAAATGATACAGATAATATGATGTATGTAACAACAGAGGATTTTAAAATAAAAAACAAGCAAAATGACAATTATTTAACAAAAGAAGAAACACAGAAAATATTTCCTCCAAATGATAAGACGAATATGTTTATTGATTTTACTAGATTGCGTCCGAAGATTAGTGATACAATCCCGGGTGAAGAATTAAAGTTAGCGGCAGAATTTTCAGTTCATAAGGCTAAAGAAGATAGTATGTATAATGTAGTATCAAAGTGTTCTTATGGGAATACACCAGATATGGACAAGGTAAATGCTGCTTGGAAAGATATGGAAAAGAAATTACAAAGTGAAGAGCTTACACAAGATGAAATAGAATTTCAAAAAAGAAACTTTTATTTATTGGACGCACAAAAATACTACAAGGAGGATAGTTTTGATTTTGTTATTCAAACAATAGGTATTTATGATAACAAAGAAATCGTATTGAAGAGTTGTGAAATTTTGAAAGATAAGTTTAAGTTGTTGCTAGAATCAATAAATTCAGATACGTTATCAATTGTATTGAGTGAAACAACAATGGATAATTGTTATGATGTAATATTGGTAGATGAGGATTATACTATAGGTAAGGTATTAGAGTATTTCATTTATGATAATTATTTTATAAAGGACCAAGATGTATTGTTTTGTGGATTTAAAAAGTTTCATCCACACGATGATTCAAGCCGAATTCGCATTGCTTTCAAAGATAAGGTTGATAAACAAATGGTAGGTGAGTATATACATAAGGTTTGTAATCAAGCAATACAATTTTATACTGAAATAGAAAAATTATTTACATAGGCACACACTGTAGTAGAGTTATAAAAAATATAAATGTATATTTTTTATTGGTAATGAATATCTTGTAAGAATATAAAGAGATGAATTTACTTTATTGTATAGCAATAATGCTTTGTTGTTGGAAAAATTCTAGAAAAGCACAATATGAAGTAGCACGTTCTGTAAGCATGCTTGCCTTGTCAGATTACTTGGTAGGAGATATTAGCTATAATAATACAGTTCCATTTGTACCAAATATAAAGTATGGCAAAGTAATAAAAGTGTATGATGGTGACACAATAACAATAGCGGCAAGATATCCAAATACAGATAATACAATGTATAGATTTTCAGTGCGATTAAATGGTATTGACTCCCCAGAGATAAAGGGTAAAACCAATGCTGAAAAAGAGTTAGCACGAAAGTCTCGTGATATGTTACACGAAATGATATATAATAAAGTAGTAAGTTTGGAAGATGTAAAAACAGAAAAATATGGTAGATTGCTTGCAAATGTGTATTTCAATGGTACATGTGTAAATACGTGGATGTTAGATAATGGGCTGGCAGTTCCATATGATGGAGGAACAAAGCATAGACCAGATGATTGGAATGACAAAAATTGAAATAGTAGTAATCATTCATTGTAGAACAAAACAGAGGAAATGGAGAAGAGATTGAATAAGAAAACCGAGTGTTATTTAACCGAATTTAAGGATAACATTCGTGTCAAATTATCCAGTTTAGGATTTTCAGAAAATGAAAAGACACAAGAGTTGATGGAGTTTATTTATGAGTATAAACGGCTTCAATTTGATAAAGAGGATGTAAATAAACGGCAGCGTATTAAGAATTGTATTCCAAACACGAATAGATGTAATGCTAAAATAGCAAATGGTTGTCAATGTACAAGGCAGCGTAAAGATAATAACATTTATTGTGGAACACATGATAAAGGGACACCTCACGGAGTGATAGATGAAGACTCTACAGAACAATTGTATACAAAGCATGAAGTGTTTGTGCAAGAAATAAATGGTATAGTCCAATACTTGGACAAGCAAGGAAATGTATATAACACAGAGGACATACAAAAAAATAAAGAAAATCCAGAAATAGTAGGTAGATACTTGGTAAATTCAGATGGAACATACCAATTAAATTTATATTAATTAATCATCCTTGTTTATTTTGCGAGTAATAGATTCTTGAACGCTTACTTCCCGATTATCAAGAATAAAATCATTCATTTCAACAGCCTTTGTTACGTTTCCATCATAATATTTAGATAATATACCCAAAAGGCTTTTTTTTGTGAGTGGTTTTTTGACATTTTTTTTATTGTAACATATTTGTCCATCTTTAAGGTCAAAACAATCAATTTCATTATCCTTCATAATTTCCATAAGACCAGTGGATAGTTCTTTTTTCTCTTTTTTCCTGCTAGTTTGTTCTTTTTGTAATGCTCTTATCTCATTATCTAATTTTACCCAATCGCGAACTTTTTTGATAAGTAATTGCTTTTTATCCATTATATTAAGTATATATATTATGGTTTATGTATTTTTTGAAATATTTATATTAGCATTTTATAGTATACGATGAATTTTATGAAGCATAGGGGTAGAACAAGTAATATGAATCGAACAAATCAACCAAATAATTTTATTTCCATGGTGCAGCCTAGAAGGAAGAGAAATATAGTTATTAAGAATAAAGAAGAAGTTGTAATTGATGATAAACCAAAAATGAAGTGGGGTCCGCCTGTATGGTTTTTTTTTCATACTTTAGCAGAGAAAGTAAAAGCTGATAAATTTGACCAATTAAAAAAGGACATGATGGATATAATTCGTTCCATTTGTAATACATTACCGTGTCCTGTGTGTGCTGAACATGCAACAAATTATATGAAAAAGATTCACGATAGCTCTATAAAATCAAAGGAGGATTTGAAATTAATGTTGTTTCAATTCCATAATGAGGTAAATAAACGAAAAGGGTATGCCGAATTTCCATTAAATAATTTGAATAAGAAATATGAGTCAGCTGTTACGATAAATGTAGTAAATTCATTTATTATGACTTATAGAGAAAAATCAAGAAACGTTCAAATGATAGCAACAGAAATGAGTAGGGATATGATACTTCGTAATATTCGTGGATGGCTAAATACTAATTTGGTTCATTTTGATACATAACAATATTATAACGCTTATTGTTATGTTTTATATGTTTATCCTGAAATTAAAGAACCGTTTTTGTATACTTTACATTTAAAAGTTTGTTTTGTAGGGCGGCTACAATGGTTACTTTGCTCTATTCCAGTAAAATATAATAGTCTTTTTGATTTAAAACCATTATTAATTATTTCTCCCCATATGAAACCGAAGAGACCTACTACACACGCAGCGGTTAATTCAATCCAGTGATGACAATTATAGTTAATATTCCAGTATATATTGAAAACACTCAATAGTACGAAAAATACAATAGTAGGCCAATTTTGAGGGACAATATTATATTCCATCATAGAGTAGATTAGATACGTCATTGTAAATACAATAACAACTTGTCCGAGAGGGATACCTGATAGAGCATCCATTTTACCAATTGTTATGGATGAACAAACGTTTTGAGGTTCTGATTTTTGTAACCCAAATGTCCCAAATAGGGATTGAACGAATGGATTAACACCTATAGACAATACAACACTGAATAGAATACCGAGTAAATAAATCAAACCTTTGAAATCTTGATTGAATATAGAAGACAATGTGAAGAAACATATTAATATAAATGGTGCTAAACGTAGAAATAGATATGTATATGCGACAATATTAAATTCCATGGTTTATATTATAATTAGAAAATTAGTGTTCTGAAAAAACATATGTGAAAGTTTCATGAATATTGGAAACTTCTTTGAAATTGATATTATGAATTATATCTTCGTTTTGTAATGATTTTTTCCATTTTATAAAATCGGCTTTGTTACTTTGTGGAAATAAAAAGGTTTTTACACCCGCTTTAATACCACCAGCAATTTTACAATCGAGACCACCGATTTTAGTAATTTGTCCTTGCAAATTGATTTCTCCGGTAATCGCAACATCGTTTTTGATTTGTTTATTGTTAAATAGGCTAAATATAGATAATGTGATGGCTGCCCCTGCTGATGGACCATCTTTTGAAATAGCTCCCTCCGGACAGTGGATATGTAAACCTTGTGTATTGGTCTCTTTTACTCTCTTGACAACTTCACTTTTCTTTTCATCAGGTGTTAAGTTCCAAGCAAGTGTCTTTGCAACATTCATACTCTCTTTCATAACATTACCTTGGAGACCTGTAAGTTGTAAATCAAATAACGAATTAGAAGGACAAAGCATACATTGAATAGGAATAATGCCACCCTGTCCTAGAGTATTTGCCCATAGTCCATTGATAACTCCAATTTCATTATCATTGTGAACAATTTTATGGTTGATTTTATTATACTTTTTCAAATATTCGTCAATCATAGTTTCAGTAAGTACGATTGGTATGGTGTTATGATTTTTATTCTCTAACATTTCAAGGTTAATCTCTCCATATAAATCAAATAGAATCTCCTTTAACTTTCGCACTCCAGGTTCAAGTGTGTAACTATCAATAATATATGTAATTTCACAGTTATTTAATTGTACAATGTTCTCAAATCCCATCTTGGTATTTATTTCTGGCAATATGTAATCATTGACGATAACAACTTTTTCATCCAAAGTGAGGTTTTCAAAGTGGATTCTGTGAATTCTATCCAATAAAATTCTATCAATTTGCTCTGGGTCATTATAAGAAAAAATAAATAATGCCTTTGACATATCAATATCAATACCACTGAAATATTTATCTTGGAATCCTTCATTCTGTGTAGTATCAATCAAATGTGTAAAAATCCCAATAATTTCTTTACCTTGTTCTGTTTTACTTATTTTATCTAATTCATCAACATAGATAATAGGGTTCATACAGTTGGATTCCATTAATAAATCAACAATACGTCCCCAAGTAGAATTTTGATATGTATAACTGTGACCTTCTAGCGTAGACCCATTACAAGAACCACCAACGGATATGAAAGTGAATGGTCTAGGTTCGTTGTTTTCATTTTGTAAACACTTTGATATTCCTTTTTTTGCTAGAGAAGTTTTACCAATACCTGGAGACCCTTCAAAACCGAAACAGTACCCAGACATTTCACCGTTAATCCATTGACCAATGATTTTCATAATTTGGTTCTTGGCATACGTATGACCGTGAATTGATTTATTCATCACCTGTTTAATAGAGTTCATGTTAGTCGTTAATGAATCAAGGTCATTGTTAATAGTATTGAATTGCTGCAAACATGAATCAAGTTTGAAATGGTCTCCGCGAGCCTTTTCGTAAAGTAAAATCTTATGAGAATTGTTTCTTGTGTTTTTAATATAGTGTGTGAGTTGTTGAATATTGACTGACTTTGTTTTGTTTGAGAACGTAAATGTTACATTAGAATCCTTGCATAGTTTTTGAGCATACTGAATAATCTTGTTAATATCTTTTGTTTTTAATTTTTGTAATTCACTCTCAATTGTGGTATTAATATCATTTATAACATTATTTGTAATTGTTTTAATCTCTTTGTTAATCTCCATAGACGTGTAGTTATTCTTGCTAGTAATAGTGTAATCAGGAAACAGCAGCTGAAAGCTATGAATAAGTAATTTGAATGAGTTGTTAATAATTTTCATCTGTTTTAATATGGGTTCTTCTCTATAAATCCCAAAAGGAATTTTGAGAAGCCCTTCAAGGAATTGCTTTGTTTTTAATGTCATATCATCAGGCTTTCCTTTTATCTCTTTCAGCTTTAACAAAGCTTTTTCTTTTATTTGTGGTGTTGCTTTCATTAAATATATTTGTTGCTCTAAAGTTACTTGGCTAATATCGTATTGTTTTACCAAATCGTTTGTTTTTTTCGTAGAGTTACTAATTAGATTTTTCATTTTATTTTGAACATGATAAGGTAGCATATAGTATTTCATGTTTGTTGGATTATCTTCAAGTTGTAGTAGTTCATATAATAAGGAACAAATATATTGAACTTCGTTATCATTTTCATAGCATAGTAAATGAAGTAGAAACTGTCTCCGTGTATAAACATCCATATCAATAAACCTCTTCATAGATACATCCAATTTACTTTGCTTAATAGAATGTATATCTGTGATTATTGAAAATATTTTTTTTAATATATCATTATTACCGTATATAAGAATATCCTTCAGTACGAAGTTATTAACGAATTCTTTTAATATATTATGTTCATCATTTTCACGATTAACATGACATTCATTAATACTAGTTAACCTATTTGAAATATACTTATTTGTAAAAATGTCAACGGACAAGTAATCCACAATACCATATATCACAAGCGTTTTTTTTGTTTGAGTGTTTTGGAACAATACCCTTACACCATGAATTCTTGATAATAAGTTTTCAGTATCAATTTCCATATCGTAGCATTCTAAATCATTGTTATCTTCCATTTGTGTAGTAGTATCTGTAATTTTATCCGTGCAATACTCTTTTGGATTCATCGTATTTGTTTTTTTCTTCCAGTGTATTATTTTATAACCAATCGGTGTCACGTGATTATGTATTAACTTGAATTTATCGTTGAATACCTCATCACTATAACTTTTATTTTTCCATTCAGAACCAAAAACAATGAATAATAAGTCGGATATAGATTTTGTTCCGAATCCGCAAATAACAACTGATAATTTATCTATAATACGTTGGGTATCATTAATAATTTCATTTTTATCAATAACACCTTGGTCTATATTTGAACTTATTTCATTGATATTCTTATAAAGTTTAAAAAGTATAGATGTAGAAACACTTGTATCGTTACTACTAAAAATACCATTTAAATGGTTAGTCTGTATGGAATAAAACGTTTTTTGTATAATTTCTTGTAAATAAATAATTTTATTTTTTAAAAAAGTAATAAGATTATCACTCATAATATTAAATATTTTTTTCACTAATATACTACTATATTATAAAATTGAATAACATTTTTTCGAATTACATATTGTAACTATTCAAAATGAATGTAATTGTTAGCAAATTAGATTTACCATGCGATATGAAAAATATCATTCAAGATTATCTTTATGATGAGAATGGATTTACTAGAGACCAGTTGGTTAGTATCCAACAGGCAAAAAAAGAAAAAGAATTTATGATGTTGCGAATTAAACTTGAGTTGTGGGAATGGCAAAGAGTAGATAAAAGTATAAGATGGTTACGTAATGGAGGTGTATATAATATAGATGGATTGGATGGCCCATACGGATACGAACTTGCAGTATTTAATGAAGTTTATCTTGAAGGGTCGTTATTCAATGGATTACCACGACCGGAAACAGCGGAATTGAGAAAGGCACAGGGAATTGTTCTCAAGTATCAAGCACGAGTTTATGTTAAACAAGCACGTGAAAGGTTACGTGAGATAAAATTGTACGGACATACTTTGTAAAAGGATATAAACAGAAAAGATTATAGTATATAGTAGTGCTAATGGGTATTCCTGCATACTTTTCGTATATTATTAAGAACTATGCAAATATTATACGGAGTTTACAATCTTTTTTGTTGAATAGCCAAGAAACAAGTGATTCTTTTACACACTTGTATATGGATTGTAATTCAATTGTATATGATTCATATTATGAGTTAGAAACAGTGAATCCAGAGAATATAGAAACGCTTGTTATAGAAAGAGTTATACAAAAAATAGAATATTACATAGGGTTGTTAAAACCAACTTCTTGTATATATATAGCATTTGATGGTGTAGCACCATTTGCAAAGATGTATCAGCAAAAAATGAGACGTTATAAGTCATCTTTTATTACAAATATGAATAATGAATTTATGGAGAAGGAATCCAAGAATAAATGGAACACTTCGTCAATTACACCTGGAACAGAATTCATGCATAAGTTAAGTGAACAATTAAATTTTCATTTTCGTTATAGTGAAAATAGATATAACTGTAAAGAGGTTATTGTATCTTGTTCCGATGAACCAGGTGAAGGAGAACAGAAGTTATTTCTACACTTACGAAGAACAATACAAGAAACAGACCAGATAGCTGTATATGGATTGGATTCTGATTTGATTATGCTTTCTATATTCCATTTATCTTATTGTAAGAATACATATATTTTCAGAGAAGCACCCGAGTTCTTGCGTAACTCCATACCAGTGGATGTGAAAGATGATGAGCCATACTTTGTAGATATTAACGCATTACAATATGGAATATTAGACCATATGGATTGTAAATTTAATAGCGTTCATCGCATTCAAGATTATGTTTTTTTATGTTTCCTTCTAGGGAATGATTTCTTGCCGCATTTTCCTAGTATGAACATCCGGACACACGGAATAGATACTTTGTTGGACATATATAAGATTACACTTGGAAACAAAGAAGACGCATATTTTATTCACCCGATAACCAAGAAGATAGATTGGGGTTATGTAAATAAATATATGAAACAATTACACGAAAAAGAACACGACTTCTTGAAACAAGAACATTATGTGCGTAATAAGTTTGATAACTATAAATTTGGTGAAACAACAACAGAAGAAAGAGAAAAGGCGTTTCAAAACACACCTATTTTATACCGTAGAGAAGAAAAGTATATTTGTCCTAATGAAAAAGGATGGGAAGAAAGGTATTATAAAAGCTTGTTTGGAAAAGAAAGAACATCAAAGAACGTGAAAGAAATATGTAATAATTATATTGAAGCACTAGAATGGGTATATGTTTATTATACAGATGATTGTATAGATTGGAAGTGGAAGTATAATTACCATTATCCACCCCTATTTGCTGACTTGGTAAAATATATACCACACTTTCAGATGGATTACTTTACAAAACAGGAAACACCCCATATCTTTTCACCTTACACACAACTCGCATATGTTTTGCCAAAAGACAATTTATATTTATTACCAAAAGAAAAACAAGAATGGTTATTGAAAAATTATGGTAAATATTATCCGGAACAATTTTCATTTGTATGGGCTTACTGTCGTTATTTTTGGGAGGCACACCCGATTATGATAGACTTGCCAATGGTTGAATTGGGTAAAATAGACAACCAGCTACAATAATTTTATTTGAATATGTCAAATTAGTAAGATAATATAGATGAAAATTATATTACCTTATGAAGTTATACGGTATATTATTCAATATATAGATAATATAGAAACACGAATACATTTTGGTGTTACATTACCTTTATCCATTCAACGTTATAATCATTTAATTCGTTTATTTCAACAAAAACCTGTATTGATGCAACAAGGATATATGAGACACTTTATACCAAATAAATTCAATAGTGTTGAGAGACAACAGCAGCGAATAGATGATGATAGTATGGAAATAGGTATCCAAATGATGGATGATTGTGTTTACTACATTTATAACTTATACATATTTAAAAAATCGGATGACCCAGTTACCGTACAGCAGGGAGTAGTAGATATAAATTTAGAAGTGTATTGTTGGCATTACAAAGAATATGAGTTCTGGAGATATTAATTTTTTAACTTATAATTATATGACGTTATTATAAGTTATACAAATGTTAGATTTTTTTATAGGTGATTTCATACAACAGAATAAATACACATTTTTAGCATATATTTTGATTATCCTAGTTTTTTTTCCAATAGAAGGGTTGTTATTACCAAATGTATATGGTATGATGTTTGAACGGTTTAAGACAAGTGCAAAGGTAGAGAACTTTGGTGACATATTGGGGAATATTCAAAAGCAGAATCTGTCTGGTATGATTGTTTTATTGATACTTGTATGGATAGTTATCATCGGTTCAAGTTATTTAAAGCACCAGGTAGAGTCGTTTCTGGTTCCTGAATATATGAAATATACACGAAATGCTATATATGAAAAAACAGTTGAGGCTTATTCAAGTGATTTTCGTGATATGAAAACGGGTGAGTACTTATCACGCATGCTTGAATTGACCCGAAATTTGAAAGATTTATTTCAATATATCATTAATCGCTTGTTCCCAGAATCAACTGTTTGTATAGTAATAGTATTATATTTACTTATAAAACAGAAGAGTTTAGGTATTACGATTGGAATTACATTGCTATTATGTGCTGCAATACAATATTATAGCAGTAAGACACTCATTGAAAAGGTAAAAGATAGAGAGGACTATTTTAATAGCATTGTGAGTGAGAATATTCAAGACAGTTTAGATAATTTGATGAACGTGTATTTGAATAATGAAGTAGAAATGCAAATCAAGAAGAATGAATTACTTGAGAAAGAGTCGCACGATAAAATGAAACGGATTATGTCTTTCCAGAATAAAGTAGTATCAGCATCAGAAATAGTGATTGTTATAGGTTATGGTATTTCATTATACTACATTTACAAATTGTTGACAAATAAGTCAATTAGCGTCGCAGAAGCGATAGTGTATATACTGGTTATAGGACAGTTTGTAAGTTATATGATAAATGTGAATGTAGGGTTAGTTCATAATATTTTTTACAAATTAGGAATTGTAGATGCATCACGAGACCATTTACAGTCATTATTAGATATGAAGTCTACGAAAACAAAAACAGACTGTATCCATAAAGGGTCTATTCATTTTAAGAATGTGTATTTTAAGTATAGTAAAGAGAGTGAAGATTATTTGCTTCAAGACGTGTCATTAAAATTAGAAGCAGACAAAAAATACGGACTTGTTGGTAGGTCCGGTTCTGGTAAAACAACGTTAATGAAATTATTAGTAGGATTGTATCCAGTTGATAGTGGTGAAATCATTATTGATGATACGGATATAAGATACATAAAGAGAGAACATTTACGTGAGAAAGTGAATTACGTAAACCAAAAAACGAGTTTGTTTAATGAACCAATCA